TCCGGTTGCAGACCATGGTGCAAAAGGACTTTTAAAATGTGGGTTAAGTAACTCATTGATTCGAGTGGCTCTAATTGTTATGTGTATCTGACGCGCTTCGTCAAAGTCTGTGACAGAAGATGCCTGTTCAAACTGAGCTCCATCAAAGTAGTGGTGTTCATTGCTTGAAGCTGCTGCTACAGCTGCTATGGAAACTCCAGGAACTGCATAGTACGCATTAGAAGGGGCAGTGCCAGTAGCAATTAAACGCGTAGCCCACGCAGTAGTGGTGTTAGCAACAGCAGAGCCGTTGGTTGTAGATAGTAAAACACCAAAACGGTTATACCATCTAATCTTTGGTGTGATAGTTCTAACGGTTGAACCTGCTGTTGAGTAAACGCTAAACGTGTACGCGTTTCCAGAGTTTACAGGAATGCCTTTTGTGATTGGGTTTGATAACCCACAGGCAACTTCAACTGTTGCAGAGGATGCACTGGTATTAGTAACCGATAAAAACCCAACTTGTTTATTTGGAAAGAATAGCGGTGCCGTAGTCTCAGCATATGGCTCTGGAACTGGTACAACAAGGCCGGTTTCATTTCGTTCCGATATGTTTGCAGCCGTTAAGCTGTAGCTAATAGTTGTGGCAGTTACAGCGGTAAGTGTCTTCGCTGTAGAGGGTGAGCTAAACAATGGCAACGCCATGTTTTGAATATAAATTTGGTTTCCAACTTTATACTGATGTGCGCCGATTGTTAACGTAGCTACGTTGCTAGTTAAAGACACTTTTGTTATGTTTGTTTTCTTTAAAACAGACATTGAAGCATTACTTATTGATTCCCAATGTCCAATAGACTCTTCAAAAGAGGAGTCGTTGTAGTCAAGCATAAGGTTATGGCTTGTAGTGATTCCGTCAATTGTTGGGTTAGGCACATCAAACACTGCAGGAACAGCAAACCCTGAAAATGCCTTGACGTATTCTCTTAAACCTTGCAAACTTCCTTTTTCTTTATAAAGCTGAATTGCATCACGAACTAAAATACGGGATTGCTGGAATCCAATCTCAGGCTCATACTCTAATCCAAATTGCTTAAGCATAGATGGAAGAAGAGTTCCTCCAACTTTTTCTAGGTCGTACCTCTGTATTAAAAGATCTGTCAGTGTTTGGAAGTAGTCAAGCTGAAACCCAAATAGATTTAAAACACTAGATAATGCAGGGTTGTTTAGGTTAGTGTCTACTGTGTAGACCTTTTCAACTTTCATAACCTCTGGCAAATACGAGTACATTCGTACGTTGTTTCCATGGTTCTTTACGGATAAACCGACAGCATCTCCAGCCCTGATCCATGAGTACTGAGTGGTTTCAAAAACAAATATTGAGTAGTAATAGAACGCGCCTTCAGAAAGGCCAGATGTGTCTACATATGATGTTGGATCGCTGTTTTTAAATACTGATAGTAAGGTCACGCCATCAAACGGTGTTATGGGAAACCCATAGGAGTTTCTTACTAAACGTATCTTAGCCCATGAACCTGCAGGGCTAAGCCAGTCTAAGGTGATCTCACCGTAGTTAGATCCAATAGCTGTAAATGGCGTAGCATCAAAAGAGATTAAGCTACTAGCTCCATAAAAACTATTACCGTAGTAATCAATACCATAGCGTGACATATTAGATTATGATTCCTCCGCTAGCGGTAAGCGTTAAGTCACCAATTTCTGGAATTTCAGGAGTGCCACATACTACGTCTGCCACAACTAAGATTGTTGCCGATCCAGTTGCTGAAGCAGAAGTTACGTTAGCAGCAACTTGAGAATAGCTAAATGTAGTTGTACTACCAACCGCTGTAACAACAAACGTGCCATTAAATGTGCTGTCTACGTTTTCTACAAGAACTGTTTGCCCTACTGTAAATCCATGGGCAACGCTTGTTGTTAACGTTGCTACGTTTGAAGTAAGGGCTTTGTTAGTTATTGTTTTTGTATTGACTTGGTCTTGACGAACTAACTTTGTAATGTTTGCATACGCAACTCCATTTACAGAGCTAATAGCTGTCATGATGTCTTGAATAGTAATACGATCAGCAAATGATACGTTGGCAAAATCAAGCAGTAAAAGAACGGTTTCTTCTACAGCAGACTGGACCAGTGATTGTTTGTACTGTGGTAGCACAGTAATGCTGATATTTAAATCAATTGGCACATATGAAGGCGGTTGTAAAGTAACGGTTGTATTTGCTGGAACTCTGTCTACAAGGTAATCAAGAACTGATGTTTTAAGGTTATTAAATACCGTAGATGGAGTAACACCATCTGTTTGAACTCCTTTATCTCCAAAAGGAGCAAAATAAACAGTTACACTAGTGTATACGTCAGCCACGGATATAGATTTAGCTACTCCACTTACCTGAATACACAGTTCAGCGTAGTCTCTCAGAGAAACCGCACGGTTTAAAGTACGAACGCTTTTTGGAGCATTAATGCGAATGTCGTCAGTAGACTCTGCATCTGCTCCGCCTTTTGCAGCTCCGTCCCCAGAAACACTAATATCTTGGTTAGATACGCTTAGCCCAGAAACCGCATTAGTTAAAACAAATTTAACTGTGTTTGAAGCAACGTTGCCCTCTATACCTCCGCCAACTCTATAGGTTGCATAAACTTTTGCTCCATTTGGAGGAATTCGACCGCTTACGTTGTCACCAAAGGTTATAAAGGTTGTCCCTGCCGCGTTTGTTGTTGCAGAAAAAACTGGATCAAAGCTATTGTAATCAATTAAGTACTGGACCTGTGTGTAGTTAACGCCATTGATAACAACTTCAATGCTGTTGTTAATTACAGGATTCTCTGCGAGTTGGAAGGTTTGGTTGACCGATCCGTCAGAAGTTCCAACACCGTTTCCACTAGGGTCGGTAGGGCCTTCGGTTGTAATGGTGACACCTTGTGTAGCTGTAACAGTAGCAGAACCGTTTGTAGAACCTACTTTTGCTGGGACAGTTACAGCGGCATTAGTTTCAAATACAATTTGAGAAGAGGTTGCACTAGAAATAGTAGTAGTGGCTACCTGAGTAAGAGCAGGCACAGTAATAGCCGCTCCAGTGCTGTTCTGGAATGTTAAAGTTACTGTTGAAGCTGTACGGCTTGTAGGCACGTAGCTTAAAAGGTTAGCAAGCTGTAGCACATTATCTCGCTGGCTAGCGGTTGTAATAAAGGCTTCGTTTGCTGAACGGTCAATGTAGTAGTTAAGAAGGTCGCCCATGTAAGCAAACAGCTCAACTAAGACCATGCCAAAATCTGAAGGGTCTCGGTTAGTCCATCCTGGCGCATAGTTAGGAATAAGCGCAAGCATGTCCTCGCGCAATGCGGCGTAGTCTCTAGACGTGTAGTCGACCTGTGGAATAAAGCTATTAGACATTTGGTACCTCCAAGAGTATCTCTCCAGACCTATTAAGGATAGCGGTTTTTATCGTTACAGTGTCGTCAAGGGCTGCCCCATAGTTATAGGTGACCTCAATATTAAGGGTTGACTCCGCTTCATCAAACACAGCTTTTACATCTGTCAAGGACAATTGAGACAGCCATCTAGAAAAAGCAATAGTTGTAGCTTGCTTGATTACAACAGTAGCGTTTTCTATGTTTTCAAATGTAGCTAGTTTAACGTCGCTACCGTATGTAGGCTGCATTACCCGCTCTCCAAGGCTGGTCATAACAGCTATGACAATACGGTCTTGCCATATCTTTTTAATGTCGGTAGTAAACGAGATGCCCCCGCTCTCATTAAAACCAAAAGGAAGTGATATAGCTTTCTCTGTCATGCTTGTGCTCCCATCCATAATGGAAAGTTAGGGTCTCCTGCGATGTACATAACCCAAACCCTTTGACCTGGCTGTGGTTTGTATTTTCCTATCAAGTTTAACGTAGCTATAACGCCTGGCATGGCTGGCCTTGTTGGGCCAGTAGACGCCGCAAAGTATGTAAGTTTTGTAGATGACTCAGGTGAGGAAAAGACTAGCTCTATGTAGTCTCCTGCATCCAGATCTAGTATAAAAGAAACAGTCATAAGAGTCTCCGCATTGTTTCCGCTTATTGTGACTCTAGTATTAGAATCTTCTAAATTTACTCCATTTTTTCTTAACCACATATCAGCAGTTGTCAAGGACCCGCCATTTTTTGTAAACACCGTAGAAAATAAAAACATATAGTCTCCGGACTCTTCTACGTATAATCTTGTTCCATTTAAGTAGGTTTTGTTAGCGTCACCCTCTACCCAGTTATTAACTACAGTAGCAGTATTAGCAGCAGAGACAGTTTGGTTTGCGGTAGTTAAAAAAGTTCCATATGGGTAGTTAATTTGAGATATAGAACCCCCACCAGCATTTGGGGCCCAGCCAGTCCACTCAACCTCACCTGTAACCTGTGGCACTGTTAGTCGTACTCTTCCATTGTTTTCGGGGTCATCAAAATCTTGAACAAACCCTTCATAGATACCGTAGTATCTTTTGTCATAGGACATTAGAGGACACCCTTCCTTTGCAGTCTAGATACAACATAGGCCGGTTTACGAACCTCTGGCACTATTGGCTCTAAAGATGTAGTTGTGCTTCTCCAGACCGGGGGGTTAACTTTAACAGATCCTGCAGCAGGCTTGGTACGGTTATTTAAAGTTCCAAAGCTTCCTTTTAACTGAGGCGACGGGGTTATAGAACGCTTTAGAAGTTGAGTAGTCGGCTTTACTTTTGTTTGCCTTACATTTGGAATAATAGTTCTCGTAGGGGTTGTACGAGGAGAAGTTACGTTTTTATTGTCCGTCCAACTTGTTGCTGCCCCCAGAGAATCGGTTCCAATTTCTAAAAATGTCGTATAGGTGTACACGTTTCTTTGGGTTTCTACAATGCAATGTTCAGTATTTAAAATTGTCCAGTACCCGGAGTAGGTTGCTCCAAGGCCTGTAAGGTACACAGGTAAGTCTGGTCTTAACTTTACATCACCGATAACTTCAACTCTTGCTCTGTATGGAAAAGTGGAGTTAATATTGTCTGCAGCAGTAGCTTCGTACTGAGCAATTTGAGAGTCGGTAGCTACTACAGATGTTTCGTATCTATCAAAGAATTCAGGCTGGAACTTAAGCTTAGTTTTTTTCAATCTCTTTTGATTCGTAGTTTTAACAGCGGTTTTGTTAAATCTATCTACGCCAGTAATGGCTACAGCTGCTTTTTGTGCGTCTCCGTAAGGAACAGACTCACCAATCAAAGGCGTAAAGGAGTACATAGAAGTGCCGTCAATGCTTCCTACATCCCCCATAGTTAAGATAGGCGCTTCCCCACGATACTTAGAGTAGTCCTCTAGTAAGGGTTGAAAGTAAAGCTCTGTGTTTTCTGCTCGTAAGGAGTAACCAGATTGCTTTGCTAAGCGAATCATGAACTCCCAGTCAGTGTGGCCAGCTTGAGCTATCTGCTCATATACACGAGGGTGAGGCACGGCATAGCAAACAAAGCCGTGGGACTTAGCAATTTTTTTAACAACTACATCAGCTGTAACATCTCTATAAATTGTTTGAGAAGGCTTCTTCATGCTATAGGAAGCTCCAATTACAGTGACCTCCACGTAGTCTTTTCCTGGAGTTCTATTAGGAGTTACGTGGTGGATGTAGCCAAAAAACTCCCTACTACCGCCTGTGCTTTTAGTGGTTATCTGTACAGGAGATCCAGGCTCAATGCTTTCATAAAGAACGCCCCAATCTTTAAACGTTAGTACCGCCATTTCATGCTTATAGCGTTCTTGGTATATGTACGCGCTGTAAACCGTTACTGGTTGTAAATCGGTTTGAGGAAAAGAAACAGAGATATAATCAAACACTTGGTATCCGTAAAATAGTCCCTGCCGGGATGTTAGTAATATCTGTAATCTCTGGGTTGTACTCCATAATTATCCACCAAAACCCTGGACGTTTGTAGTACTGATTTGATATTTGGTCTAAACGCTCGCCTTCAATGTAGACATGTTCTGTCCATGAAGTTAACCCTAGATTAGAAAACTTATAAAAAACCACAGGGTCAGAGTCACCGTTTTCGGTTACAGAAAAAAAGTCTACGACTGAGTACTCATAACGAGAATTTTGAAAAATCATTTTATCTCCTAACCATTTACAATTCCAGTACCGGTCATTGCGGTAAAGTTAATAGTTACCATAGTTCTAATTGGAATCATGGATTCAGTAAACGCTATGTGATTAACATTTAAAGAGCTAATCCAACCAACATATGAAAGGCTTTCTGCTGACGGCCCTAGTTGCATAGCAACTAAGATTGGTTGAATAAATCCAATATCAGCCGTTTTTCTACCAAGTAAGTTTGCCCAATCTTTACCCTTTTCAGCTCCAGAACCGTTTACTGTTTTAAAAAGGTATTCTAGGTCTGCCAAAGTTCCTTTTTGCATTAGCTCAGAGATCCTTGTAGAAATTGGTTCGTTTTCGTTTCCTCCAACTGTTGGATAGCCTGATTTGTAGTATTTTGCATAGGCTTCGGTTGTAGGGACAGAATACACTTTTCCGGCAGGAGTGTCGCTTACCGCAAACGCATTGTCGCCTTTAAAGCAGGCAAAATCGTTAGTTCTATCAAGAACTACGCTAATTGTCACGTTTGTACTGCCAAGAAAAACACCAGAAACTGATCTAAATCTATCTGCTGCTGTTGGAAGAACGTCCATATTAACTGATACAGAGCTGCTAATAGCCTCTGGGTTCCATAAAAACTGGAAACCATAATTTCTATCACCTGAAAGTTTTTTCCCTTGAAGTTTTTTAGTAGTTGATTGGTACGACGATACGTCAGAAGCTCCTGGAGATGAGGTTAGGCCTTGAAGAAACGTGGCTTGGACTGCCGCACCTTGATTTGTTTTAGACAGGTCGTACTCACCAAGGTAAAACCAAAGACGCCCGCGGCGTAGCCCATGAAAAGAGTCATATGTAGTATTTTTAACAAATGTTTGCTCTCTGTTTCCAATATTAATTGGTCGTACCGGTAGGCTCCAAGAGTGTGGAGGGAGATTAAACTTGTATTTAGCAGGAATAGTTACTCCAGGAAACCCTTGTGTAGGAGCAGAACTTGGCTTAATGATGTCAGCAGGTGCTACAACGTTAGTTCCATAGATCTGCGTGTTCTGTAAAGACTGCGGTGATGTAGAAAATTGAGTGCCGCCTAAAGCAACGGTAGACTTTCCAAGCTTTGCTAGTCGTACAGCCCCGTCGTCTGTAGATGCGGAAAGATTAACCGCCCCTTTTCCACTATTCAGTGTCATTATCTACCTCCTATAAACGAGCGAAGATCTCCGCTTGAAAGAACGCTCTTAACCTCTGCGGCAACTGCCTTAGCATCCTTAGCGCCGCTTATGGTAATGGTCACACCGCCATAGTTATTGGTAGTACCAGCTCCGCCCATTTGACCGCTTGACCCTTGAATCGTAGAGAGCGTGTCTGGAGCAAACTTTCCTAAGAAGTCTCTTAATGACCCCATCGCGGAAGAGAAGAAGTTACCTTCTTTCTCAGAAGCTCTAGGTGTAGGACGTCCTGAAGGCTTTTCACCTGTAAGGTAGTGATTAGTACTCCAAGTAGAAAAGTCAGCGCCGCCCTTTGACATATGATAGGCAACACGAGCATTCGTTAGTGGGTCGTAAAGATCTTCCATCTTTCCTAACTTAAACTTGCCTCGGTCTTTCCAAGGGCCAGTTCCAGCCATTGTCCAAACTTTTTCCATGCGTTCCTTATAAAGGTCACCAAGCATGTTGATTTGGAAAAGGCCTAAGGAGTAGTCCCCAGTGCTCTTATTAGGGTTAAGCGCATTTGGGTTATACCCAGACTCACGCTCAAGAATAGTAAGGGCGTTTTGTAAACCTTCCCCTTTAAAACCTGCTTTTTTAAGAATGCTAGTTACATCACCCATTTTCATAGGGTCTGCACCCCATGCATGTGAATGTTTTACTCCGCCGCCTTCATGGCGCCCATCGGTATTTAAAAGATGGTTAGGGATAATAACGCCATCAGTTTTAGGCAAGAAAAGCTCTGGGCCTTTTTCACCAACAACATACGGCTTAGACCCACCTACAGCACCGCCTTCAGCCTTAGCTCCAATACCAAGTTTTGATAAAAGCATGCCCATTAGTGTTGCTGGAGTTCCATTTGCCATTCCGCCAACGCCTCCAACAAGTCCCTTAAGGAAAGATCCTGCGCTTAAAACTCCAGTTAGGCGATCCATAGCATTTGCAGCTGCTTGCATAGCTTCAGCAGCCTTGTTGGCAGTGGTAAATGCGCCAGCACCAGCCCTAGAAGTTTGCTGTAAGCCTTCCATTGCCTGACCTGTCCGATCGCTAAAGCTAAGAATGGCTTCGGTTGTAAATCCGGCTTTTAATAGCTCGCTCTTTTTGTAAGATGTAGACACGCCAGACGCTCTAGCATAAAGAGCGGATTTAACTTGAGACATTAAGTATTCATCAGTACCAAAATAGTTTTTAAGCAGCTGGTCTAGAGAGTTACCTGGTTGGAATCCCATGTCTAAGTCAGCTTTAGTAATTGGATCTGACCCAAGCTTTTCTCTATTTAACTTGTCCCACACATCGTTTGCGATGTCTTTAAAGCTCTTCATAGATCCAGTTAGAGGGTCTCTAACTTGAATACCAATGCTTCGTAGCATATTAACGCTTCGACCTTGTTGCAACGCAGCGTACGCCCCCATGCTGTTTTGCACCCCAGCACCAGGAGTTAGGTTAGACATAGTTCCTACACCAGCTAATATATTTTGATAGCCTGGTAGGGCCATTCCAATTCCCATTTGTTGTCCAGTTGCTGCTGCAAGACTTGGGTCCATTTGATCTGTGATCGTGCTTTGTTGAGCAAACTGACGAATAATTCCGCTTACACGATTGTAGGCCTCTTCTCGTGTGTTATTAAATGGTGGCGGTAAAAATCCAGGTAGGAAGCTAGCGGATCGTGGTTGACTATTTAAATCCTGCATACCAAATGCCATAGCACGGTTGGTTAATAGGTTCATACCTACTTGCTTATTTGTTTCAGGAAGCGCTTGACTCATCAAGCTATATCCGGTTACAGCCTGTGCAACAAACTTCTTTTGCCCCGGTGAGAGCGTGTCAGACGTTGTAGAGGTGTTACCACCACCGCCACCACCTCCGCCTTGTGCTGGGGCAGGTTGTGGAAAAATAGTGCTTGGTAAAGGTTGCCCATTTGGACCAAGCAACCCGCTATACCGTGGAGGAGGCTGTGGCATCACAGTGTTAGCAGAGGCTTGAATACCTCCGTCACTTGAGAAAGCTTGATTAGCAGCAGACCCTAAACGAGAGATGCTGCTGCTTAAAATACTTGCAAAGGTGGAGGCTCTAGTAATGCCAAGAGTCATCTTGTCATTGACACGGTCAACCGTCTCAGATAGGTCGGCAAGTAAAGACGAGAACTTTGACCCGCCTAAATTCATGCCAGATTTGCTATCCACTATCTGGTTCCTCCTTTATACCTCTGTGTTCGTTCTATCCAGTTCATTCGTTCTCTGTAAGATAGAGCGCGAATGTCAGATAAAGTCCATCCATTAAATGTTCTAGTCAACACTTCGTACTGATCTAGAAGCGCTTCGTAGTCCGTCTCTCTATAGACGAAACAAATCGACCAGGCTAAGTGGCAGACTCATATCTTCACCACATGCCTTACAGGCCTTCTTCACCTCCCCAAGGCGTGGACCTGGGTTCTTCTCAAGAATCTGATCGATAATCTTTGCTCGGTCTGCCATGCTTAACGACAAGGCAGTAGAAGCGCCTACAGATGGTGCGCCGTTTATTGTTACGATACATCCAGATAGTAATAAGGTATTAATTTCTGCAGAAGTCTTATCCATGTTTTCCATAAGCTTCTTTTGAACAATACCGTTTGGCAACATAACCGTCACTACTCCGCGAGTAGTTTCGACTTCCCATGCTCGATCTGCTATCGGGTCCTCAAGTTTTTTCTCAGGGACATCAGAGATCAAATCAATATTTGCAGTTCCTTCTTGTCTACAAGATTGGCACTGCACCGGTACATCGATTGTGTTACCAAAAGTTACACGGCGAACTCCGATAAGAATTGCGTCGCGGTCTCCTGACAATAAGGTGTCTAAGTCATCTTTAGAAACTTGCTCAGAACCAAGCGCAATAAGGCCGCGTTGTAGAAGTACGTTTAACGACTTACCAATTGTTCCTGCTTTTGCAATTGCCTCTTCGTCAGCTCCAGTAAGCTCTCTAACCTCAGCTGTAGTGACTAACTCTCCAGCACTGTTAATGAACCCACCAGGTAGTTTTACTTCAGACTCTGAAGGGGCCCGGGTCTTAATCTCGACCGCGGGCTCCTCCATAGCCTTCTTTGCAAACTGTTCAATTAGTTTTGCGTCTGTTATTACTTGTGGTTGTGACAATTTTTACTCCTAGATAGATTTGGGATTAAGCGATTGGCTTGAAGTTTGAATCAACAAATGATACAGAAAGTCCTTCGTGTACAAGTGTCATTGACTCAAACAAGATTCCGCCGTCTCCAGCGTTCAACTCGTTGTAGTTCAAACCGGTGATCCATGCGTTGTGTACGCGGAAGCGCATACGTGGCAAGTTGTCATCTGCTGGTGTTCCAGGTGTAGCGGACGCATTTGGGTGGTCCATTACATAGATGTCAATATTGACACGGAAGTTCTTAGCGGTTCCTGTGTTCAAGCCTTCGCCAGATGCAGCCGCGAAAAGGCCCTTCATCCAGGTGATTGCTTGGTCGTTGCCGTAAAGAACGCCGCGCTGGAAAGTGACTGGAACAAAAGTTGTCATGCCAGGGATCTGGTGGACAGTTGTGTTATAGCCGCCTTCACGGTATGGGATGGACTGAGTGTTGATATTCAGCCCGCTGATGAAAGTAAAGCCGCCTACCCAGCCTTCTGATTTACCAGAAGTAGGTGCAACACTTGTGCTTGATGTAAGGATTCGCTTGTCGAATGCCTCGTCACCAGCTTTGGTGAACTCTGCGTAGAACCGAAAGTTACGTAACGGATCTGTCGCAATTGTGGAGAAGCGGTTAATGATGCTACTTGGCATTTGTTATTGTCTCCTTACGCCACAGTAACGGTGGTTCCACCGTCAAACTGGCCGATCTTAATAATGATGAATTCGGCTGGACGTTGTAGCGCAACGCCAATCTCGATATTAACTTCGCCATTATCAATGGTTGCTTGTGTATTGTTTTCAGCATCCACTTTCACAAAGAAAGCTTCGGCTGGGGTGTTACCACGTAAACCGCCTTGTGACCAGAAGTTGGTCAAGAAGCTGCTTAGCGAGGCATCAATTCGACGCCATAGACTTGGGTCATTTGGTTCGAAAATTGCGAACTGTGTTAGGTCTACTACAGCCTTGCGTAGGTAGATAAGAGTACGACGTACTGGTACATAACGGTCTACATAACCAGTCTTAATTGTACGAGAACCCATCACTACAATTCCAGATCCAGAAATAAATCGAATTGCGTTAACAGGCGCTCCAGCAGAGTTTAGAGAATCTAGTTCTGCATTTGTTAGTGCTGGGACAGACACTGCTCCAGCCAAACGAGCTGTAAGACCGGCAGGTGCTTTGAATACTCCACGAGAAGCATCAGTTGAAGCCATTAAACCAACAACAGCTCCGCCAGGACCTACGATCTTAGCTGAAGCTGCTGAAGCTCCGACACCAAGAGTTGGGTCACTGATAACAAGTCGTGGGTAGTAGACAGCTGCTAGTGAGCTAGCGGTGTAGCTAGCCGCAAGAGTTAGCTGGTTAGCCACAGTGTCGTTTACTCCGTCTACGACTACAAACACGTCATCTCTGGTCTCAGCATAAGCAATTGCAATGTTGACTACTGTTGCGTCTGTGTATCCAGGCACGTTAAGAACTAATGACTGAGGTACTGTGTCAAACTCCTCAAGTGAGGCAGAGATTTGACTTGAAGTAATTGAGCTTCCGTTAGCACCAGAGGCCAATGATTGGTTGGAGATAACTGAAGGGTTCTTGTTGCTTCCAGCTGTAGCTGAGTTCTGGTCAATAGCAACAATGTATCGAGACAAGCTGTTAATCACAGTTGGAGCATAACGTGAGTCTGTGCTAACCATTGTGATGTCTGTAAAGCGCTCTACAATGTCTGCGTCGGTGCTTCCGTTGTAGTAAACAACCAAGTCAATGTAGCCAGTTACAGTAGAGTTAACAACGCTGATGTTAATGTTGTTACCCCAGGTACCTGCGTTCTTTGACTGGATAGTAAGGGTGTTGAGTGGTGTGCCCGCACGGTCTGTGAGGGTACGTGTTGCTACTGCAGCTGAAGTTCCAACTACGCGGTTAACGTATGCCTGGCTTCCACCGTTAGCAAAGAACATGTAAACAGCAATAGGAAGGTCATTGCTTGCTGTTGTGTTCCAAGAACCAAACTGATTTACGTATTGGCTCCATGAAGTTACAAGTGAAGGGCTGGTTGGGCCACGATCGTTAGCGCCAACAAAAGCCGCGACGCTGTCTGAACTTGGACCAAGCACTGGTGCAATAGGGTTTAACGTTTCCTGAACGTACACCCCAGGGCGTTGATAAGCCATTAATTTATCTCCTTAGATTTATACAAAGATTCCATTTGTTATACCGAAGTGTAGCCAGAAGGGATGTTCGTTATGGTGGTGTTGATGCGTACTTCTTCTACTTCTTGTAGAGCGTTAGCTACTTGACTTGGGGTCATTTCGCTAACTACTCTAACTGTAAACACGTTTCTGAGTAGGCGACGTCCGCCGCTTTCCTCTTCAACCGCATCACGTTTTACAAACCCATCAAGGAACATAGACCTACCGCTGTATTCAGTACCAATTTCATTTGGCACAGATAGGTATCCGAACTTTGAGGGAAACTTATTTAATACGTCGTACATCATTGACCGGTCATGTCGCGGGTGACGAGCGTAGGTTGTTATTTGATATACAAGGTCGTAGGCGACTGGCGCTTTATATTTGTACGCACTTCCAGCAGATGGCGTTACAGTTCCGCGGTTGTCATTATCTGTAAGGTATCCAGACCATTGACGATCATTTGCGGGTGCAATATCAATCAAGTCGATAGTGATAAATGGGAACTCTTGCTTGCGGAGTTCAACGTCTGGGTAGCCAAACCACACCTTGATTTGACGATTAGTTACCTTTTCGTCATCTACAGTAAGCCCTTGCAACCAAGTCTTTAGAGCAAGGTCTTCAGCAACAATAAATGGGTTACCCATTACCAGATCCCCCCATTTTCAAAGAAGTCTTCAGCTACGCGGGTTTTTAAAACTAGTGCAAGGTATTTTTGAGCTTCTGAAACAAAAGTTCTCAAAACTGGCTGAGGTAAATTGTTTAGGTTACCGTACTCTAAGTTGTCGATTTGGCTCTTAAAGTCGTCTGGATAGCTGACGTATATCTCCCCATCTTTAGAAGTGACCTCTAAAGAGTTAACAATGTCCTCAGGCCATTCGGCTAAACGAGCGCGTGAGTGGAGGCTTTTAGTTAATAAAGGTAAATGAGACTCAGCGATATCGCTGGCAAACTGTTTGGTATCAGCGCTTAGGTCTAGAGACACGTTTCAACACCTCTGCCATTGCGTAACCCTTTGCTATATTTGCGAGTATCACAGTATCGGATGGCAGATTGTCTTTAATCTGATCCATAAACTCGGCTTCCACCGGTCTAACGATTTTACGTTCGGACACTACGTCTCCTAAGAGTTAGCACAATATTTCGCAAAGGTGTTACTTTGAGCCCCGCATGGGCTCACTTAAAGCATAAACGAAAGGCCCCCTTTCGGGGGCCTAAGCGTTACTTCTTTTTCTTTTCTCGCTTATCTTCTGCCTTTTCGCCCTTCTTGCCTTCCTTGGCTTCATGGCGCTTTTCTTGAGATTTGATCTTCTTAATGATTGCATCATCTTTTTTGCGATCTTCAGCGATAGTAGCTGGCTTCTTCTTCTTACCGTGAGCAGTATCAGCCTTTTCAAACTTAGCTTTTTCTTCTTTGTCGGTAAGTCCAGCCTTTTTAAGCAAACGGGCATCCATCTTTTCGTCCTTGGACTTTGTGTACTTGCCCTTCATAAATGACGGGGTAGCCATTACATGCCCTTCTTTCTAGGCATAGATGCCTTCTTAGCCTTTGCAGGCACAGCTTTTTTGGCAGCAAACTTCTTGTTCGCTGCTTGCACTGTCTTCATCCCGTGCTTGTTCTTTGGTTGGCCACAGCCGCAAGTCGCGCACATTACTTCTTCTTCTTCTTACGTAGCGAAGCAAAGTCAGAGCCTTCTAGCTTGCCGTCTTTGTCTACATCAAGCTTCTTCTGCTTTGGAGACATTCCTTTAGAAGCTGCCTTCTTAGCTGTTTTCTTTGGGCCCTTGCCAAAACCTGGCTCGCCCTTTTTCTTACCGCATCCGCATGCTGCGCACATTATGAACTCTTTCTCTTGTAACTGATAGTTGGTTTAGGTTTTCTAATGATACTGCCTTTCTTACGACGAGGCTTAGCACCACCAGAAGCATACTTACTTTGGTCTAACTCAATAGAGATATTTTTGCCAGGGTTCTTGCCTACGCTATCTCCAATACGACGTGCCATTATCTGTTACCTTTCATTATGCGCCTTGTGCGTACTTTTGGAATTGGGCGTCATTTACGAGCTCATCAGGCATAACCTGAATACACTCAAGAACAATTAAAGTACCGCGGTCATCAATGTAGCCTTCTGGCTGGGTTTTAACGGGGCGGAATACTTGCTCTTTCCATACTAAACGATACCTGTTTGCGTCAGAAATTCTTGGCTTAAAGGCACCGCGAGAGTCAAATAATTCAGGGGAAGCCGCTTGTAGGTCATCGATATTAAGGGTGACCTTCATAGTGTCAGCTGCATAGAAACCTCGCTGGCTAGCTGGGGCCCCGCCTTGCTTCTGGCTTACAGAAATAATTGGAATGATAACTGGGCCAGTCCACACTCTACCTGCGCCAATTGGCTCGACATCGTAGATAGGATCTGCCACAGAGCTTACTATGTCAAAGGTCCACCACTCAGCTCTAGTACCAAATGGGTTGGTTGCATCCCAAGTGATTCCATCGCCAACTTCGTTGAGTTCCCAGTCTGTTGTAAAACGACCGCCGGGTGTAAAGGCTCTCATTGGTCTCCTTCGTAGAATTCTAGATTACGCTGTAATCGCGCATCTGTAGGGTTAAGCTCAAGCGCTTTCTTTCCGTATTCACGGGCTTGGTCTACTAACCCTAAGTTCCACGCGGAAATAGCAGCATAGTCATAGACCTCAAATCCCCATGCAAACTCTTCTACTATGTAATCAAGCTTTTTCTCTTTTATAAGTAGGGCGTTCTCTGCCCAGTCTAAACAGGTTGTGAAGTCGCCCTTGCGATAGTAGTGACCAGCCAAAAGAACCATTGGCTCTCTGCGTCCTTCTGAAGTGGCAATTGATTTTTGGCACCACTCAACTGCGTTATCACTATCAACACGAGCCAAGTAGTTCATGGCGGATGCTCTTTCAGGAGGCCACCAAGCAGTTTTCAAATCTAAGTAACGGCGAAACTCTTTGCGGGAGTCTTCGTACAGCCCATTGAAGTAAAGCTCTCTTGCGTAATAGAAAGCGTTGCGGTCGCTCCTCATTTACCGCCATCTTAAGAAGAGGAAGATACTGACCTCTAGACTTATTATTATCTGGTCTATGGTGAATCTCAAAGTTAAATCGTTTTCTATTTTCAGTGATTCCATAAGGATTAGGTAGTTCATGAATCGGGAACTTCCAACGGTATCCTTGACGAGAATGAACTCTGAACCCATCAAACTCTGTACCCGGGCTACCGTCTGGTAACCAAGAGGTGATGAAACGATAGGTAGGTCTTGTGACTCCCTCGGCATGTGCTTTCTCAAGCTCTTCACGCCAGCCAGGAAGTAAAACCTCATCTAGATCTAAGGCGATACAGTAATCAATATCAGCCGGTAGATAGGCTAGAGAAGCGTTACGAGCGTCATCAAATCTCCAAGGTTTTACAGAGATCTCGACAACATTAATACCAAGTTCACGTGCAATCTCGACTGTGCGGTCTGTAGAACCGGTGTCTGCAATAAGAAAGTAATCAGCACCTTGGCCGGATTCCCACCAACGTTGTACGAATTGTTCCTCATTTAGTGCGATCGAATAAACCGCAACTTTCATATAGTGCTCCGTTATTCAGTAGGGAATACTAAATCGTACCCGATTACGTCTCCTGCTTCGTTGCGCACTTCGAACTTCTCTGCGCCTGTTTCTGGATCGATGCCTAAGCTTACTTTAGTTGTCATTAGTCAAACCTTCCCCATGGGCTAAGAACGCTAGTAGTAAATGAGCTGGCTGTTGCTGGCAAATCAGTTTGACCAGTCACTGCTGCTGTCATTCGTGGGCTTAACGCGCTAAGTGTAGACGGGATCAAGTTAAACGCAGTGTAGATAGTTCCTGGGGATGCCCCAACAACGATCAAACCTAGCGCATATCGAACTCCAGCTTGAAGTGTGTAGCTAGCTGGGAATCCACCGGTTGTGTTGAATGCGCGGATAAATGCGGTATTAGATGTAGAAAATAAGGAAGTGTCTGAGGCTGTCCGTGCTACTAAAGTAGCAGTGCCGCCGCTAAATGTGTATAAACCAACTCGAGCTAGGGTTAACCCAGAGGAGGCTGTACCCGATGAGGATACAAGAACTTCATTAACCTCTAGGCTCCAGCGGGGGGTAAAGAAAGTAAAGTACGCAACGCCGCTTGCCATAGTTCCGCTGAAATTACCAATACGTGGGGAGACGTCAACACTAGTTGGGTTTTCATTTCGTGAACCCGCTTCAGGAGTAATAACATCTTCCCAAGCAAGGCCTGAAGCTGTTGTTGAATCTGAGATTAAGTGCCAACGATTGTTTCCTGCTGGAAGAACAGATACCGTGTTACTTGCTGTACCGACTAGTAGATCTCCCTTTGCTGTAGCAAGGTGGCTACCAAGAAGAGTTGTTGTGGCTGCGGGAACTGTTACCGTGACATCTGATACTGGGTTTGTAAAGGTAAGAGTAGTTTCAAAGTCGTTAGCAGTGCCTTCAACAACAACGCTGGAATCAGAAATATATAGCCCAGATACT